AAATAAAAATTGCCAGTTTTTGCATCTGCTCCAAACTTTCCATTATCAATATCATGATAAAGTAAATCTAATTGTTCTTTTAATAGTGAGTAATACAATCCTCTTTTTGAATCTGTAGTTGAACCAGATTTTGATAAATTTATATTCATTCTCCGTACCTCTTAACTATAATCTTTTGTGTTCCCCAATTTTTATATCCTACCTTTGATAGTTTTACTGTATATGTTCCTGGCTCTGTTGCTGTAAGTGTTAAAGTTGTATCGCTCATAGTACCCGCCGATACATCATCAATGAATACTTGTGTTCCTGTAGGTAATCCTGTTACATTAATAACTGCATCTAGTGCTGGTGTTGTAGTGCTAAATGTAGGATTAAAAATACTTTTTTCTACTACATCTGTTCCCTCGCTATTTACCCAGAAGTCATTACTACTTGGTACAGCTTCCATATCTACTTGTAGATACGATAACCCTAAATCTGCTTGTGCAGTTTTAATAGAATCATCTACTAATCCATTTGTAGACCAGTTAATTTCTTTTGTTGAATCTAAATAAAATATATGCCACATTATAAACTTTCTCCATTTGTGAAATTTGGCTCAGTAAAAATTACATAAGAGTATAAACATATTGCTCCAAATGCATCTGTACCGCTTGTTGCTAAACTACTTATTGTTTCTCCCGCTCCCATTTCATTATTAATTTCTATTTTAAAAGGACTGGAATTTAAGACTCTTGCTGTTAATCCCATAAATCCTTCGTATATTTCTTCATCTGTTCCTGCTTCTTCATCTTCCTCAGATACAACATCAGTTGTTAGTTGAAAGAAAGGTGTCCAAACTTTTGTTGCCCTATTGTTGCCATCTAATTCTCTAGGAGTGCACCATCTAACTGCAAATGCTGGTTTATAACCAAGTCCATGACTTATTTCTATACTACTTGCTGTATAAGTTACTCCACCTATTGAATAACTTGCATTTGCGGGATCTGTTGGTACAAGTGCTCCTTCTCCAAAAGAGTGAACAAGTAAACTTGCAGAAGCATTTGTATCAAAAGATAAAGGTGTAGTCAATGATGTATTTGTAACATCAACACCTGACCTAGATACAGATAATCCAAAGTCACTTCCTCTTTTTCCTAGTAATACTCTATTAGCCATTAGTAAAAAGCATTCCCATGTTGCGGTAAAATAGTAAACTCTAGTGTTCTTGCGCTAGAAGAATCTAGATTAGTAACATTTATACTACCTCCTGAAACAGAATTAATTTGAAATTGTCCTCTTACTTGAGCCGCCGCATTACCAGTTCCTAATCCTCCTCTACCAAAAGCTATAACTCCAAAATTAAAACTTATATTACTAAAACTTACATTTGTAGTTGCTCCTGCTGAAATATTAGCAGAAACCGAAGTAACAGCTGTAGAAGCTGAGGTATTTGCATTTTGTAGTTGAAAAAGAGATTTTATATCTCCTGTTCCGCCTTTGTCTGTGTTAAAAATAAGTTGGTCATCTGTGCAAGTAGTAACATCTTGTCCGGGCTTACTAATCCATAAACCATACTTGGTGTCTCCTCCTCTTGCTGTGCTTGCTCTTCCTAGTAATATTCTATTTGCCATAATCTATCCAAAATTTGATGTTGTCATATACCCAAAAGCACATGGTATTCTTAATACAAAATAACTAACATTTATCGGGTCTTCTTCTGAAGAGCTTAATGCAGTATCATTTCTTCCTGGACTTGGTGCTGGTTGTGCAAAATTTGTAATTGGAGAAGTTTCTGAAAAAGCGTCAGCATTTCCATCAACAGGAATAAAATTTGTTGTAGTTGTTTCCCAAGAACTTACTTGGTCTATAAAATATTCATTTTGATTTTGGTCTTCTCTTTCTCCCATATTCTTTTCTGTTCTTAATATAAGTGGAATATACCCTAAGTTTGCTTTATTCGGACTTACTGCTGTTAAAAAATTTATACCTGCTGTCTCAGTTGGATTACCGCTTGTACCATCAAAGTTTACATTATTTGCACCTGCATATATTTGTCCTGTTCTATTTAGTCTTGAATCAAATAATAAATCACTAGTAGCAATACTGCCGCTAGTTACGTCTTTTGTTTTCTTTGAAACTTTGAGTCCAAAACTTCCGTCTGGTAATTTTCCTAGTAATACTCTATTTGCCATTATGAACTATCCGCTATAACTATACGCGGCCCTCCGTCTGATGAATTTGATTGTATATCTATTGAGTTGTTAGCAATCGCTGTTGTATCATTAGATAAGAATTGAGTAGTACCTGATGTAAGTTTTATTCTACCCGCTGTAATTGATGTTGATGCTGTAAAGAGTGTTTGAACTATTTGTGCATTTGTGCTTTGATTAGCAGTTGCTCCTGCAGCTGCTCCACTCTTAATAGTTCCTACTGCTGTACCATCAACACTTCCAGTTAAATTACCAGCTAATATAGTTGCAGTTGAGTCTTGGTTTGCAGTTGCACCTGCAGCTGCTCCACTCTTAACTGTATTTGCTGCTGTTCCTCCAATTGTTCCTGTTACATTACCTGTAAATGTACCTCCAAGTATTGAAGATACACTTGTTGTTGCTGCGTCACTTAAGCCTGAAACTTCACTACTTGTTATATTTAAACCTGATGCTGTAATACTTACTGCACCTGTACTTCCATTTACGGATTGTACTGGTGCTTGTGCTGATGTAATAAAATTACTATCATTAGTTAAACTTCCAATCGTTAGTCCGCCTGAACCAGATAATTTTATTTTATTTGCTGTAATTGTTCCTGTGTCTATATTTGCGCCATCAATAGTAGTAATTGCACTACCGTCTTCTGAGAATGTTCCACCACTAAAAGTTACTACTCCTGTAAATGCGGTTTGTTTAACTATTGCACTATAAGTTACAGTACAAGTAGCGTCTGTAGGGGCACTTTGACCTCCACTATATCTTACAGTCCAAAAACTACTTGTTGAACCAACATCTTGAGTTCTTGGTGAGTTTGTCCATTTATCTGTTGCTGAAGTATCTGCAAGTGCTAAAACTTCTGTTGCTCCACTACCACCGTCTATATCTCCAGTAGAGAATGTATAAGTTGTTGAACCTGGAGTACTTGGAGCTACTCCTGTATTTGAAGTTTTTTCATAATACAGATAACCTTGTACTTGTTTTAATCCATCTGCTCCGTCTGCTCCGATTACACCTGCAGAAACAACAAATTCTTCTGAAATAGTATGATTTCCACTTCCGTCTGTTACTACTTTTGCAAGTATTGTATCTTCTATAAAGTTTGGGACAAAACTTAACTTTGAAGCAGTAACTCCGCTATACGCTCTAGTAGATACTCTATCAATTTGTAGTTTTGTGTCCGAATCAACAAAAGTAACTTTTGCCATGAATAAACTAGTTCCGCTACTTAAAAATATTCTATCTCCTGGAGAAAAATGAGAGGTAAAAGTTGTACTTGACCCTGTTACTTGTGTATCTCCTGCAGATAAAGTGGCTGTTCCACTAATAGCTGTTAGTCCACTATTTGAAGCCCCTACTTCTGCAACATACTCAAATAAAAGTTTATTACCATCTGCATCTGTTGCTGTAGTATTATCTATAACTTGAAGTGCTTTTAAATGGTCACTTGTGGCGTCTGCATCAAAAACTAAAAATGCTTCTTCATTGTTTCCTAAACCAAAAGCTTGGCTTTTATTTGCTGAAGCTGCATTTGTAAAACTAAACCCAGTTCCAACTGTATTCTCAAATCTGTAAGCACCACTTCCAAAACTTAAAGTTCCTCCACTTGTTATAGATAAAGAAGTATTTAATAGTCCACCCTTTGGTATTCTTCCTATTCTTGATTTATTAGTTATTAGTTCTTTTGAAGAGTCAATATTTATTCTTCTTTGAACATATTTTGAATAGTTACCTTGATTATTTTTTGTTCTAACTTCTATAGTATATACTCCAGGTTGAACATTTTTAAATATATAGGAGCTTACTTCTGCTCCTACTTTTTTAATAGATATTACATTTCCATCTTGTCCCTCTATTACGTCATTTCTTACTTCATATCCAGCTAAATGTTTATACTTTTTATTATCAACAACTGGGTGTTCCCAACTTACATTTAAATTAATACCACTAGCATCAATATCTGCTTCTTCGGCAAGACTAGACTCTCCAAAACTACTAATAGATAAAGCTAAACTAGTCGGAGCAGGAACATCATCTGTTCGTACGGCAGGTCTTCTTTCCTCTGGTACAACGTCTATTACATATCCTCTATCTACTAACTCAAATTTTTCTTTGGCATACTCTACAGCAGTTATACTAAATGTAGCTTCTGTCTCTTCTCTTATTGCTGCAACAACAAAATCTTTTGGAGAGGCTTCTGTTTCACTACCTGTTGCTGCTGTTGTTTCTGTTATAGACCATATTACTTCACTATTTGGAACAGCAGAAAAAGCTGAAGATACCGTCACATCTCCTGATGCATTAAAACTAGATATTGTTTTAGTTTCAACTCTAGTTTCTTCTGACCAGAATAAATGAACTAAATTATTTGAATCGTCTTTTACATTTACAGATTTTGGGTGTGTATCTATAGCTGCACCACTTTCATCAACTAGTACTAAATCTCCTTTTCTATAATTTACACTATTAATTGTAGCTACGTCTTGTGCTAAGTAAGCTCCTCCACTAGGATAGATTAAATTTAATTGATGAGTACTACTACCACTTAAACTTATTGCCCTATCTAAAAAGACTCTTGTTGTTGTATTAGTTCCAGAAGATGAAACACGACCACTAGATTGTGTATTTGTTATATCTGCGTCTTGTATTTGTATTACGTCACCAGGTTTTAAAAATCCTGCATTTATTCCAGTAGTAAAAGTAACTACTTCTTTTTCTAATTTTTCTGTTAAAAGATGCCACTTACCAAATCTATGTGCTTGTCCTCTTGAAGTACAACCAAAAGCTACAACTTCTTTTGGATTTATTTTACCTGTCTTTATTACATTTTCAAAATCTTCTACTATTTCTACTTCTTGTTTATATGCATTATCAGGATTATTCCAAGTAACTCTTATTTGATTACTTCTAAATCTTCTACTTGAACCTTGATAAGTAAACATACCATCAACAATATTTCCTTTTGTAAAAGTATATACAGGACTTTTATCTGCATTTATGGTAGGACTTATTTCACTATCAAAATAAACTAGCAAGCCTCTAAATGCACTAATTAAATCTGCAATCATTGTCTGTGCTTGGGTTATTGTTTGGAAATAAACATTACAACTAAATCTAGGTTCTGTGCCTCCTTTTCCATCTGGTACAAGTTCGTCGCAGTACTTAGCTAATTGAAATAATTGATATTTATCTATGTTTGAAAAATTATCATCTGGGTCAATATATTTACCTAATCCATATCTATCATTTGTTAGAACGTCCATTAATATCCAAACAGGATTATCTGTCCAAACTGGATTATAATTTGCACTTGTTTTACTAGTAAAAGTTTTTATATCCCCTCTAAAGTTACCGTCCCAGTCTGTGTATGAGCCGGTATTGGCTCCTGTAGTAATATTTCTAGTATAACTTGCTGCTTGACCCTCTCCTAGTTCATGTCTTGAAAAATAGTTTGTTGGAACTTTTACTTTTAATCCTCTTATTTCATATGACCTTTTTGGTACATTAGTAAAGTCTTGTGCCGCAAAATGCACTGCACCATATGCTAAGTAAGGATAGGATAATTTATCTTCAATAATATTTTCTATTGCTTGTAGCTGAGTTGCACTATAATGAGTATAGTCTCCATGACGAGCATTTGATGGAGTAATTCTATTTATTTTTATTCTATAATCTGAAAAAGGTTGGAACCGTTCGGTATCAATACTTATTGTTTTTACAAAACTTGTTTTGGTGTTTGCTGTAAAGTAACCATTACTTGGACTTATAGGTTTACCTGCTCTTCCTCCCCATTTTATTGCTCTAGTGGATAACTGCGAATCTGTAGGCCCCATAATAAGTTCTGATATAAAGTTACTGCCGTCTCTAGTGTACTCAAAGAAAATTTGAAATTCTGCAAAAGATGGAGCTTCGTGTCCACTCTTAGCTTTGTGTGCATAAAGTCCGCCAGGAAATTTTATAGTTATATTTACTTGGTCTACTTCAGATGGCTCAGCAACTCCCATATCTGTTGAAGCTGTTTTAATTGTGGCAGAAGCACCTGCTTCACTTACATTTTTCCAGCCTCCATCAGCAAAATAATTATCGCTAAATCCGCTTAAGGAGCCAAAATCTGTTGGTTGAAGTGACGCATTTATAGCATGGGGAGTACTTGCAGAACCTAGTCCAAACATTCCTGGAATATAAGTTTGGTCTCTATAACCATTTCTAAATGCAAAAGATGTTTGTTCAAAGTTAAATTTTGGAGTGCTTTGTCTAGTTTGGGTTGGAGTTGATAATTGTGCGTAAACTGTGGTAACACTTACACCTCCACCATTTGTTAGTGTTGCTGTATTACCAGAAAAACTTGAAATTGTATCTACTAAATCAACTGTTATATTTTTTGATGAAACTGTTTTTGGAACGGCAGGTTGTACTCTAACTGATGTTGCACTTACAACTTGTACTATTTCTCCTATATAATGACAACCATCTACTCCTGCTCCTTCAATACTAACATATTGAGGTAGTGCTTTAGAGCTTCTTATATCATCAGAAGTAAAAAAACTAGAGGAGGTTGAAACTACAGTAGAACCTTCAGTTGTACTTGCTATACCTGAGCCTGATTTTTTTGCTCCTTCTATTAGAATACTAAATGTTCCTTCGTTAATATCCCTGTTAGTAAACATATTACTAGTATTATCAGTAACAACGCCTGTACTATGATTATAAGAAACACTTCTTGATGTTGTAGCACTAAAAGATGAATTTATACTATTTTCTACTATAGGAACACCATTTAGCATGATAGAGGAAGGACCATTAACTAATCCCTCTATTGGTCCCTCTGATAATGCGTCATAAATTACAGCTGTTTGTTTTTCTGAATCTCTTACAGTAAAAAATCTTTGCTGTTGTGCATCACCAGCGCCGCCTGAATTTTTTCCTTTTCTTGCCATTATGGTGTTGGTCCTACTATGCCTATTATTGAGTCAAATCCTGAATCATCTCTTGATTCTGAACGATTGTTTGAACCATCGTTACCATCATCTGTTGCATTAAAACAATATCTTCCCCACCCATCATTTGAGTTTGGTGGGATAGCACCATTTTTACCTGCAAAAGTATATCCCACAGGTTTTGTAATATTATTTGTAAATCCAAAATTCATTGGAGTTCCTCCTATCTCTAATTGTCCATAGCAAAGAGGAACAGGAATACCTTGCTTTATAACATTTGATGGGCCATCAAATAAGTAACCCTCTTCAGTTTCGCTAGGAGGTTTTGGTGCAAAATATTCAGATATAGCAGAACTTGTTAAAAATCCACCAACAGTCAAAAGAGCAGCTTTTGCAACCATCATTCCAAAACCTGCACCGCCAGGAATCATCATAGCAGCAGCTATTAAAAGTACTCCAATAATTAATTTTCCTAATTTACCAATAGAACCTGCAGGCACAGGAGTTATAATAACATCATCTTTTCCTAAATCCATTTGAAGATTATCATGGTCTAAAAAGTCTTCTCCTCTTTGCACTGTAAATTTTATGCCTCGTTCCGTGCAGTCTACTAAATATTTCGTTAATTTATTTTCTCGTTGTACATCAATGCCTTTCATGCCCTCTCTAATCGTGGCCGCATTTAGTTTCCACTCTTTTCCAAAGAGTTCTCCCATTTTTCCATTTAAATAAAAAGTTCTTGTCATTTTGGCTCCAATATATAATATTCTTTTTGAGGATAACTTACTATTAAGTATGGTATTAATAGCTCATTACAATTAGCGATATCATAACCGCTGGGTTTACAATTTTTTTGGTTATAGTGACTATGGACTACATATAAAATTTTAGAAATCAATTGATATTTAACGAAAGTCTTTGCGTCAATTTCAAAGTCATCTTTATCTTCAGAAATATTTTCACACAAAATCCATTTTTTCTTGTCATTTTGCTGTATTATGAGTCCACACATTTCCCTTGGAGCAGCATTTTTAGCCGCCTCAAATATGTCTGGTAAAAACTTAGTTAAAACTTCTTGCACCTGGAAAACCTCCAAAAGGTAAAACAACTTTAGTATCTGTATCACATTTACCTGTTGATGTTGAAGTTCCAACAGATTGAGGATTAAATCCGTATCTCATTTTACAGCCTGTTAAAGTTTTACTGCACATATCTGCAAGTTCCCAGTAAATCCCAAAATCGGGGGTTTGATTCAAACTTGTTCTTTTAGCTTTCCATAGCCGAGTAACTCCTCCGCTAGTATGTTTTACATAGTCATTAAAATTATCTGATGTATAAGCAAAGAAAGTAGTAGAACTATCCCAAGTAGACCATACTCTCACTCTTTTTACATTTGAGTTAGAGTCACTAAGAGTTCCTGGACTGCTTGTTGTACTTCTAGCTTGCCAATAATTATTAACTGTAGAACTATCTGCAGAAGTATCTATTGCTCCTGATTTTTGTAATCTTCTAACTCCGGAGCTTGTGCCTAAAGTTGTTGTTGTTTTATAATAACTATTTTTTGTTATGCTTCCTACTGAAGTACTAAAAGTAACTGTTCCTGTTTCTCCTGTATTTGGAACAACATATTCATCATCAATATTAACTAAAGCTATATACTCTACTGTTCCATCAAGTCCTGAAGTTTGTGGTTTAAAACTTGGTTTGTATTTACTTTCTGTATGCCAAGTACAACCACCATTTTTTTCGTATTCATTACTTATATCTACTGCAGCTCCTTGATATATCCATGGACAAGCATTTGCAACTACTTGTCTTGCAGGCAAGGTAACGCCCTCTAAATCAAAGGGGGCAGCTAGTTCAAATTCTACTATTTCTTTTGTTGTTTGTTTTACTCTATCTATAAGAAAAACTTGTTTTACAAATTCTACAGGAGGGGTTGCATCTCCACTTTCTCCTACTAAGTATTTTTGTAGTGTTGTTCTTCGTGTTATTTTTGCTCCAAGTAAATCATCATATTCACCTACTGCGTCTCCAAAAACTGAAAGAGCATTTGCAAAAGCTATTGAAGGTCTTGTTACTGGCCCACTTGGATCAATTCCAAATCCTGTAGCTTTTACAGGTAAAGCAACATATGTATTTACAGTTCCACCTTCTTGTCTAAATTGAACAGTTGATAAATCTTCTTCTACTCCAGCATGAAAATATACAGTACTAGAACTAGATAATTCTAGTTCAAAAAGTTGAAGAATAGCTGAACCAGGAGCTTGTTTTTGAAAATCTTTATTAAGTAGTTTTTCTGTCATGATTCATAGACTCTTCTGAATTTTGCTGTTGCATTATAAAAATTATCTTTAAAATATGATTTGTTCCACTCTTCACACACAACCTTAATGGTTACTTCATTTCCACTTTCATTTGTATCAGGTATAGTAAAATCAAACGCAGTAACTCCTGCTTTGCTATCAAAGAAGGCTATTATATCATCTATATCTGCTACAGGTCTATTTGTAAAGGCTATACTAAATTCTTCTGCTAAATTATTTATTCCTCTTGCTATTCTTTGTTCGTAACCATCTCCAAACTCTACTGTAAAAGTTCTTGGAGTAGTTTTCTTTGATAGTCCTCTATCTGGTATTCTTCTTGTGCTTGTTAAATCTGTAAATCCTAATGCCATTTTATCCTCCGCTCAACATACCACCTGGTCTTTGTTGATTTGCTATCTCATTTATAACAGCTGCTTGTATACTTCTTCCCATGCCTGTTGCTTGCTCTTCTGTCATTTCTGAACTACCATCACTATTTACTGTAACATTTACAACTGAGTTTGTCATTCCTCCAGGAGCGCCATCTTTAAATACAACAGGTATTGCATCTTGTCCTTGTCCTAATGGTATAACTGCTTCTCTTCCATGTAGCACTGCAGTATATCCTGCATTTGGTCCATCTGCTATGCCTCCTGGCATATAACCCATTCTTGCTGAAAATTTAGGAGGTGTGGCTATTCCGCCATATCTCATTGGACCTCCTCCACCTCCACCAGGAACAGAGCCAGAGCCACCGCCGCCTCCACCGCCGCCGCCGG